GTGTTGATTATTGCACACCCGCATATATTGTTAAATATTTATCATTTGTAAGCATATGGATTGTTAAATAATTCACACATAGTTTCGTCGGCATAAATTGACACTGTTTCTTTACGCATTTTCATATTGATTTTTTTCTAAAAAGTCTTGACATTTTTCGGCCTCTATTGTATAATATAATCACAGAGAGGGAAACAAACAGTTTACTAGAACACAGAAAGAGAGGTTTTAACAATGTATGAATTGAAGCCCGTACACGCGAGACAAAAATCTTTTTACGGTAAAGCTATGGTGTCTGTGGACACCGGCGCGGACACACATTATATTTTGCACAGTTACGGCACGCCCGTTCTTGCGGTTGAAGTAGCCGAAAACGGCAATATTTATATTTCTCGTCTGTGGTCGTCTTATTCAGCGACAACAGCCCGCCACGTTCGGGAATTTACATATCAGGTATGCGGCTACGTTCTTTATAAACCTGAATGGGATAAAATGGCCGTCGGTTATTGGTATAAACTAACAGATGGTGGCATTCTTGATTTTGTCTAATCCGCCATAACGGCGGTAATGTAGCCCGGTTATACCGGCCGGTTACAAGCCCGGACGAATGCAGAGCGACGCCAAAACCAAAGGAAAGAGGGGAATATAATATGTACTATATTTTCAAAACTAAAACCGAAATGAAATATTATAACTGCAAAAAATGGTATATTGACAAGAACAGTGTGCCGGAGATGTGCATCAACGCGGACACTGTGGAGCGCGCACTGTCGGTTTATCGTGAGCGCGTTAACGAACAGGGGATTGTTAGCGTTTCCAATAACGCTATTAAAAACAAGACCGAAATGCTTGTTGATATGCCTGATGGGGGCGCAAAGCAAGTCGGGTACGTTATTACCGGTAAAGCAGAATTCGACAAGGGCGATTATTCCGGGTGGAGCACGCAATACATTGATTTGTGGGTAACTATTTTGACCGTCGTTGACACGGCGTTTTAATTAAGGAGGATAATTTACATGAAACACACACATACAACCTACGTACAGCGCCGCACGTTTACCCTTGAATCCGCCACGGCGGACTTTGACAAGAAAAACGTGGCTTTTAACGACGGTCTTTATACGCTCCCGGACTTTTACGTTCGCAAAGCCCTACTTAGTGACACAATGTTTTGTCTCGACTGTCAATGTAATGGCTTCCCAACAGACGTTAGGCTCATTCCGTCCAACACTGCCGACACGTTCGATGTAACTGTCATTTGGGAAAAGCAATATTAACCATAGTCGAAACGGGCGTTTCGCCCGTCTCACGGAAATGGCCTACCGTGACTGACGAGACAGGCCAAAATAAAGGGCTGGCCCGGCCAATAAGGGCAGAAAGGAAAAAAGTTATGAAAAACATTAGCAGAACCATCCGCCTTCTGAACGTTGAATACCCCGTCAAGACTGAAAACGGTTTTGAGACGCGCAACGACACGGTTGTTGATATGGGCGCTGCCGCAATCCGCGCGGAGCTTAAGAAACGTTGCGCTGAAGGTAACGTGAAATTCCTTGGTGAATATGACGTTATCAGCGTGGATGAGCACGTGTTTTCCATGAGTGTGGAAACGTTTACCCGCTTCGCTGAGAAAATCGACTAACGAAAAACCACATAGCTGCGCTAACGGCTATACGGGCAGAAAGTGAGTTATCTATATGAATAATATTACTATTAAAGGCCGTCTTTGCGCAGATCCTGAAATGCGCGAGACTAATGGCGGCGTTGCTCTTTGCAATTTCACTGTCGCTGTTGACCGCGCTCACAACCGTGAAGAAACCGATTTTTTCCGCTGCACCGCATGGAGAAAAACGGCCGAATTTGTCAAACAGTATTTTGCCAAGGGTCAGGAAATTCTGCTGACTGGAGAAATGCGTTGCGACATTTGGGAAGATGAGGACGGCGAAACTCGTTCGGCGTGGGGCTTGCAGGTCGATAACGTCGAATTTTGCGGCAGCGCCCCACAGTCTGACAAGCCCACGGCCAAAACCGCCAAATCCAAGAAAAAGTTCTGATATGTCTCTAGCGGCCGGGGTTCTTTTCCTTCCTTCTTCCCCGGCCGCATTTTAGAAAGGAGTAAAAACATGAAAAACGTTTGGTATTATGTTGGTTGCGCGATGTTCGGTTTTCTTCTTGCGGTCATCGTTCTGACGTTCCCGGTGTTTGCAAGGGCGGTGTTGTTTTGAACGATGCCACTTGTGGAAAAGTAAAATCGTGCCTTGACTGTCCCTATCCTGACGTTCCTTATCAGTGTCTAGAATATATCGCGTTGCCCGCCCAATGTGGTGTTAAATCCGGCGTCAGAGTAGCCTTAGAAGAAAAAGCGATTGACCCCGTGCCTAGATATGATCTGGGTTACGGTTTTGAATGGTCAGCAGTCTATAATAAAAACTATAACCGTTTGTCTATCGTCATGTATCATAATAGGCAGTTCGTTGCTACGCTAGATATAGGAGACGCGCACACCGAAACGTCTGCGTCCGTCTCTGTAAAGGTAGCGCCGGGCTTGTCATTGGCGCGCTATATTAGGCTTACCGGTACAGTTATGTCCGTTAATTATGCTCTTTACAATCAGCTTTTAGCGCTTGTAAAACCGGGCCATCTGCTTAAATACACCAAGAGTAAAATTAGCATTAACGAATTTCACGCAATTTGTGATGATTTGAGGGAAAAGGGGGCGCTTGAAATTGCCTAATTCAAAACGCAAACGCAACCCTCCGTCCGAAGCCGCCCGCGCTCGCAAAAACTTCAAGGCTCGCGTTCAACGCGCTCGCAAGGCTGGCTACGCGATATCGCGCGAGGCGCAGTTTGTGCTGTCCGAGATTTACCAGTATAGCGCGCAGGAGCTTAACGCGCTTAGGAGAGAAAATATTGTTACAGGCCAAGAGGAAGATAATGAAACTCTACGGCAGGCTGACGCTATTATACAGTCATACGATGATATGTTTGAAACAATGGCCTCTAGTGTAACCGTGGATTCCTCCCATCGTGCCGACTATGGTGCTAACCCAGTTGGTGGTCGTATTTTGCTTGCATGGTGGAATCGATTGAAATTCACTACCCCACGTTACGATTTGGCGCAAATGATTCTAAATGCCGCCGACGCCGGTGTTTTCCCGGACATTGAACTCCGTTATGACGCAGAAAAAGCCAAGGCATTTATAGCAAAAATGAATGCATATCTTCCAGCCAAGTATCGCATGACCATAGAGGAAATGAGGGGGCTGAACGATGAAGAGGACGCCGAAAGAGGCGAGGACTACCTCATATAAGTGGAAGCGCCCAATGTTTGCGTGCGACTTTGAAACTAGCACGTATGAAGGCCAAGAATATACAGAAGTTTGGTCTGCTGCCTACGCCAAGATTGGCGACCCCACAGATGATGTAACAATACAAACATCTATCGGCGATTTCTTTGATGCCTTTTTTGCCCGCCCCTATCAATGGCAAATTCTCTATTTTCACAACCTAAAGTTTGACGGCGCTTTTATTCTGGATTATTATATCTGTCAACGTAAGTGGAAGCAAGCGTATGTCCACACAGGAGACAACCCTTTTACCGGAACGGTCTGGGATAAAGAAAAAGATATGCCTTGTGCGTCTATTGCCTACAATATCGCGGATAAACAAGGCGTTTGGTATCGCATTGTTATTAAAAACGAGGAAGGTAAAATTCTAGAAATTCGTGATAGTCTCAAACTGCTGCCGTTGTCTCTCAAAGCTCTAGGCAAGGCATTTAATACCCCACACCAGAAGTTAGAAATGGAATACAAGGGCGAACGCCACGCACACGGCTATATTTCGCATGACGAGCGCGAGTATATTGCCAACGACGTGTTAGTGCTCAAAGAAGCTCTTGAAACAACATTTGCTGAGGGGCACACCAAGCTCACAATCGGTTCGTGTTGCCTTGATGAGTTCAAGAGAACCCAAGGAACATCGCAGGACTTTAATTGCCAATACCCAGATGTGTGGGCTATGGAGCTTGATGAATCTGTATATGGTTCTCCGTCAGTTGGTCGTTATATCCAGCGCGCCTACAAAGGCGGTTGGTGCTATGTAAACCCAAGTTTCGCAGGAAAACCACAGAAAGGCGGTTGTACTTATGATGTTAATTCCCTATACCCCTTTTCCATGCACTCAATGTCAGGAAACTATTACCCAACCTTCAAACCCAGATTTTGGAGCGGCAATTACATTCCCAACGCCGCCAAGCATCAACGTCTACCAGACGGCACGCTCTATCCACGCTACTATTTTGTCCGCTTCCGAGCGCGCTTCCGACTCCGTGAAGGCTATCTACCCACAGTTCAAATAAAAGGCAATCCCCTGTATAAAGGTACAGAGTGGTTGTTTACGTCGGATGTTTATAATCGTAAAACAGGTAAGTATGATAGTCACTATATTGACTTAGAGGGCAACCGTGTGCCCGCAGTCGTCACGTTGACTATGACCTGTTCAGATTTTGTACTGTTTAACGAGCACTACTACGTATCATATCTAGAGATTCTAGATGGCTGTTATTTCGATACCGAAAAAGGTATGTTCGACAAGTACCTTAACAAATACAGAGAAATTAAGGAGAATAGCACGGGGGGTATTCGCTTCCTAGCCAAGTTGTTTTCCAATAACTTGTATGGCAAAATGGCTGCATCGCCTGATAGCAGTTTTAAGGTTGGCTATGAAAAAGAGAACGGTGCTCTAGGTTTTACGTCCTGCTTTGCCGAAGAAAAGAAGCCCGGTTATATCCCTATCGGCGCGGCCATTACTAGCTATGCCCGATGTTATACCATTCGTGCGGCACAAGCAAACTATGAACATTTTTGCTACGCCGACACTGACAGTATACACCTTAATTGTGCCCCAAGTCAAGCTAAAGGAATCACAGAGCACCCACGCACATATGGCTGTTGGAAGTGTGAAAGCGAGTGGGACTATGCGCTGTTCCAGCGCCAGAAAACATACCTAGAGCACGTAGTCAGAGAAAACCATGAGGAAGTGAAGCCCTTTTATGATCTAAAATGCGCCGGTATGCCCGTTCGCAGTAAGAAACTTTTTCTTCAATCTTGCGGTGAAGATGAGGGCATTAAACCAGAGAACGATATGGAGCGCGAATTTCTGTCAGAAACTAGAACCATTCAAGACTTCAAGCCCGGTCTATGCGTCCCCGGAAAGCTACGTCCGAAACGCATACCCGGTGGTGTAGTCTTGCTAGACACTACATTTGAATTTAAGAAGGAGTGACAATTATGATGATAACAATGAACGGCGCGCGAGAGCCGGTTTGTAGCTGCGGAGAAAAGGCCGAAGTTTCCATTTGTGTGAACGGCCTCAAAGTTAGTTGCCCTCATTGCGGTAAAGAAGCAAGCGTACACTATACTGATGGTTTTTACACGTTTAATTTTAGTGACTTATCTTACCTTATAGCGATAATCAGCAATAATGCATAAGGAGGGTTAATATGAGAATTACTATTCCCAGTTGGAGCGCCCCTAGGTGTTACTGTGGTAATGAAATGGTGGTAGATGTAGATGTATACAATGAAAGATTGCGAGTAAAGTGCCCATATTGTGGGACTGTGCGGTATACGTCTATTCCATTTGACGCTGGCGCTATGACTTTACGGTCTGTCTACGATAGAGCGCACTCAATAACGGAATAAAAAATACACCCCCTACAATCACGTAGGGGGTATATCTATATCTAGAACTCTGCTTGCTGCCGCGCGGTTGCTAAAACCGATAATCATCACTAGGCCAGTTTCACCCGGTAGCCTCCTAGTGTGTCACAACAGTGGCGCGGAGTAGATACCATATTAGCAAGAGATAGTTTTAATAAGCGCTTCCTTACTTTCAAGATTCTTGAAACGGAATCTGCCCATTTCAAATTGATGCCTAAGTAGCAGCACAAGACTGTCAAAGCCACCACCAAGAATATAATCAACGTCATGGTCATCAGTATTTACTGTGATTTTAATTGGGTGTGTTTGGTCAACAGATGGTGAACAATAAAGCATACTGCCGTTTCGGTCAGCCTCAGGGTATTCCCTAACGCCGTACTCATTCCCATGATATTTGATAGTACACAGGTAAACATTCTTGCCAGTCATTTCCTCAATGAATGCCTGATTATCACTAAGGTATTTCCCACTATCAGAGTACCCAATATATGCCGTATTGCAAAACGCCTTAGAAAACCCGCTTTCGGCTTGTGCTTTTGCTGCGCTTTCGTTGTACCCCTGTTCCAGCACAAAACCATGACCGCGCATGAACTTAACTTTATCGTTCAGTCTGCTGCTGATACCCATAGCCGAATAGTAGGGATTAAGCACGCTAACAGGGTTACTAATCATAATCACCGGAACATACCGGCTCTGCTCGCCGCCGCCACGGGCAATAGACTTATGAATCGAAATGAACTTATTCATTTCATTCGCACAGTAAACGCCGGTTTCGCTTTGGAATTCATCGAACAACAGCATTGTCGTGTCATTCAGATAATGCGAATATTTCTTAACTTGTTCAGCGGAGTTGAGTGCCACAGCGTAACCGCAGCACTCAGCATCCGCTTCCCCTTTTGCAAGCATTAGATGCACGAACGCTTTGCTGTCGGACATAACTTGTGTCAGCGTATAATCTGGAAAGAACAGAGCACCAATTTCCTTGAAGAACTTATCGGCGCAGTCTTGAAGCTCATACTTATACCTATAGATAAGGCAGAACTTCCCCTTGCCTCTTAGATACCTGCGCACAACATAGCGGTTGAACCATGTGGTTTTGCCCGCGCTTCGGTTGCTTGTACAGATATAGATTTCGGGCTTGTTCCCGTCAATGTCTAGCAGACTTAGCAGCTTTGTGCCATCATAATACTTGCTTTCCATTTTGGCTTACTTCCTATCCATATAGCGCTTCATTACAACAAGCGCTCTAAGCAGAGTTTCATTCAGGTTAAGGTCGCCATTACCGACACCACCAAGAGCACCGCAATCGCAGAGAGCCTTGATAGTATCTTTCCCCCAATCGGGGACTTCATTCAGATTGTGATAAACCATTTCATCTTCCTCACTTTCAGGTTTAGTTTCAGGTTCGTCTTTCTCATCAGCAAGCAGAGAATAATTCGGTACACCGTACCCGCGTACGTAGCGGGAGTTGACAATCAAATTCCGTCTGCCAACGGCGTCGCCCTTGTTGCCCTCAATAACTGTGATATTATAGCCATTGCAGGTCTCTACAATACCAACATGGTCAGGCACACCAGTACAGTCGCCGTGCCCATTATCATCCCAGTCGTAAAAGATAATGTCACCCGGCTTTGGCACGTAATCGTCTCGCTCTTCCCAGCAGTTGGCAAACATATATTTGGTAATCATTTCAGGACAAGAGCACTCCGGGAATACAATGCGGGAAAATCCCGCAATGTACCCCATAGCGCTAACGAACGTAGCACACCAAGCGTCGTTGTACTGCACTTTGTAGCCTCTGGGTCTAGGCTGATTTTTGTTGTAGATATCAATAATTTCCTGCTTCTGCCCGTTGTAACTATTTGCGCCCATATAGGCGCGGGCAGTTGCAACGAGAATTTCTCGGAGGTCAGTAGTAGTCATGCGAATTCCTCATCTTTCATATCAGTTTACGTTTGGTCAAGCACGTTTAAGGCAAATGACCCGTTAATGGCAGTTAAAACCCCAGCACCTGTGAGGGCATTTTCTGGGAACGCAATAATCAGATTGCCAGCAGTGTTAAGGAACGCAGACCCGGTTCGCATCTCGTTGGCAAAGCCGCTGCCCGTAGCAATCATCTGTACAACAGTATAGTAATAGTCATTCGCTGGCTTTAACGACCCAAAAACTGTATCTAGCTTCATGTCTATCGTCATAATATTGCCCACATCTGTAGGTTCAAGGCCAACTAGTTCAAGCCCGAAATTAACGGTTCCCGTCCCTCTGTTGTATCTAATCTCAATTTTATTCAGCGTTAGTCTGTCTGAATGCTGACTAGTAATAACAGGATTCCATTTTGTGGCAGAGTTTACAACCATACTTCCAGCCTTAATTTTGTTAAAGGTCACAGAGTCGTCTGCCAGCACTGTTTCAGTAACGGCTTCTAACGCCAGTTTTTCGGTAGTAACTGCGTAGTCATTAATCTTTTCTGTAGCAACAGACTCATTAGTCAGCTTTGACCCTGTGACACTACCATTTGCCAGCTTATCGACAGTCACAGCGCCATCCGCAAGTTTCTGTGTAGTCACAGCGCCGTCTTCAAGAGAAACGGTCGAAGGCTTTTGCATTTCCCATTTATGGCCATTAACGGACAGAATCTTTCCGCTGTCAGAGCCGTCCGCACTAGGAGCAGGAAGGGCGCTGGAAAACGTAATCGAAACCTTTTTCACGCCAGCGACGTCTTTACTGAAAACAACAACGCCATTCATAGACGGAATACCATTGTTAAGTGTTACTCCCTCGGCTGTTGCAAATGTAATACTACCTGCCCCATTCGCAACGTTCATTTTGGAGTAAATCAGTCCAGACCATTCTGGTGACGTTTCGCTCGTTCCCTTGTGCAACGTAGCAATAATGTCTTGCGCACCGTCAACAAGTTCAAGAATATTGTCAAAATCAAGGCTGCTGTTGGCTTCATACGAAACACGGCCGTTAGCAATAGTGGGCGTATCATTTGCTTGCCACACATCAAGCAGATAAGACGTGGGGCGATATGGAATATCAAATTCCTTCGCAGCGTAGCCCCATTCCTCATCGCCAGCCCATGCTGCGCCAGTTCTCGTTGCGCTAAGTTCAATAACGCGAACTACCATTTTCTCGCCAATAGTAGCGTAATTAGCTGTGGTAAATGTGAAAGTAATATGCCCATCGGAATAACTATCAAATGTGCCGTTCCAATAGTCCGCGTTGTCAACCTCGTCAATCAAGTGAACAGGAAGGTTCTGATAGTCCTTGCCGGACAGGTCATTATAATATTGCGCTACAGTTGCCGGGTCGCAATCTTCGGCCGCTTCAATAATGTCTCCGGCCTTTCTAGTAAACCGGAAACCTTCGTATCTCTGAAAATCAAACAGTTCAGTACCGAATGTTTCAACTTTCCACGTATTAGTGTCTTTATCACCAACAATGTTTACCAGGTCAAAAATTTCGCTATGAACATAGTCACGGCGTCCCGCGTGAGGGTCTTGAACAAATGTGATTCTGACTTCTCTTTTAGCGGAAGAATTATCATAAACAGTTGCCACGCTAGAGCTAAGTTCAAGCGCGTTATAATTCAGCCTAGCGTTTACGCCTACACAAAGTTTGGTCGTTGCACTAGCTGCGTCAAACAGCTTGATAAATTCCGCCGGTGTAATGCTTGCCGTTACAGTTTCGCCGACAACGGTCGCGGTAAAATTCACCATACCTTCGGCGGAAGTGTGCGGGGTGTTAATCTCGATAAACTGCAAACCCCATTTCTCATCAAGAGAAGCCGCAGAAGCGGGCGGAATCGTGATTTTTGCAATTTTCTGGCGAACGGCGCAGTCTCCTTCGCTGTCGTAAGCTGTACTGATAGGGACGATAATATTAAAGTCATCAAATGATACATTTTCCCAATTTGGGGCATTATAGGCGCATGACGCAGCATATACTATATTGCGCCCTTCATCGGTGGTTTGCATTAGGGTAACAATCATGTCCCCATCAGTTACCCACTGACGCAATTCGCTCCTTGTCGGCATGGTGCCAACTGGCTTTGCGTCGTACGGTGGCGTACCGGCAAAAGCCATGAAATGAATTTTTGCGTTTGTGCTTTCAATCGTTTTCAGGCGTTCATCCAGTGCTGCGTCCGCGGCCTGTCTATCAGCGATTTCGTTAGTCAAGCCCTCATTGAGTTTGTTAACTGTCTCGCCTGTGGTATTAAGCTGGCCAACTACTTTACAAAGGGTTTCGTAGTAACTCATGCTTTCGTCATACACAAGCGGGAGAATGGGCTGGCAGTAAAATCTCATGGTGCTCAACATATTAACTGTGTCCATAACTTCACTCCTTTACCATACGTTCATAAATTCGGTTGAAAGTTCACCAATCATTCTACGCTCAATATTGATGAGCGCACTAGCAACATCTTTCATAAGTTCAATTCTAGCCTTGCCGCCAGACTTGCCTTTGACCGTCTCTGTGGTGTTGGCTTTGCGGACGGATGTTTCCTCATGCGATTCTTTGTTGCCGTTCTTCTGGTCAATCAATGCGCGGCGAGCATAGGACAGGTACGCCATGCCCGCGGCATCTTCGGCTGGCTTTACAGACACAAGTCCGTTCTGCGGGGTGTCGCTATCGAGGTTGTAATTGTCCGCTGTGATAGTGTTATTATTCGTGCTGCCGCCATTCGCCTTGTCATTGTAGTCACCAGTAAACTTTCTTACAAGGTCTGTATCACCATACAGCGCTTCAATGTCCTCAGCCGTAAAATCACGAATACTGTTGAAAGTGGACTTTACAAGCTGCGTATAGTACGGTGCGATTTCGGCAAGCTGCTCATTCATGTGGAAAACCCAAAGCGCCGCCGTCTCCCACCCGATTTCGCGCGTGTAATAGTGGGCAAGAATACGCTTGCAAATATAATACGTAGTGGGTTCGTCTACAAATTCCCACGGAATGACGCAGCGCTTAAACGGTGAATCTTCTCTACCCGTGCTACCAATGGGGAACATCTTAGGAGCGGCAACGCCAATTATTTCGTCAATGGTTTTGGTAGTATCATCTACCAGAGATTCACAAATGAATCTTACCTGTGTCGTATACAAACTCATTCTTTCGCTTCACCCCCACCCTCAGAATTCGGGTCAAGCCAATCGTTAACTGTGTTTCCTTCGTCATCCGAAATGCCGCTTGTGTAAAGCGAGTTAACAGAGACTTGAATATTCAACCCGAACATTTTGTTGATTTGCTCAGCCGCCTGTTGACGTGCTTCTAGCTTTGACATTCGACAAGCAGACGTGCCAGCAGTTGCCTGTTGGATTTCATCAGTAACAAGGCGCTCACGCTTAGAAATGGTAAGGTTCGGGACACCCTGCATTGACAGCGCTTCATTCCAAATTTCCCGTTTAAGGTCTTGAAGTTTATCAGCGCTATAAGGGACGCCCGGATTCAGCACCTGAATGTTGTTCAAGTTCAGGTCTTTGTCGCCAAAGATAATCGGCACATTACCATCATACTGCATCATAAGATTCTTAAACGTCAAGCGCTGAGATTCGGGACACGTAACAATGACCGGAGTTTTTTGCGCCGCTGCGTTAACATCAACATCGCGGTCAATGTTTTCTAGGCGGTGAGCGTAAACCCAAGCCTCATAAGCGGACGGAAGTCTAAGGCGGTTATTCCAGATGAGAACAGAGTTAGTGTTATCCAGCTTCCATTGATTTTTGCCGACACTTGATGCGTATGCGACGCGATTGATCGGCGTATTATATACGTCAAACGGGCCATTCGCCATAACGCGCAAAGCAAGATAGCCATGCTTGTCGTAATCTTCCTTGCCTTCAAGTCGCGCAGCCTCGGAAAGAACATCGTCCTTGAAGAAAACAGCGCAGCCCGTAGAAAATAGGCACAACTCCAAAAAGCGCGGGTCAACGCTCGGCGGGAGATTTTCCCACGTGAATAGGGACGTAGAGATTTCAGTTAGCTTATTAAAGTAAAACTGATAGCGCGTTGTGTTGTCGTATGCCGTTTCCCAGAACTGCCGCGAATGAGAGCCTTTAGGATTTCGGTATGGTTTACTCAAATTGTTATCACCTACTTACAGTGAGTTATCGAGCGAGTAGTTGCCTACGCGCGTAAACGGGTTTCCGGCAGACAGGTCAATGCAGCGCCAGAAAGTAATACCGCGGTCATAAATCTGCACAAGCGCGGCGGTCGCGTCTGCGGGAGCGCTGCCGGTGAGTGTGCAACCGCAGGTCTTGACGTAATTCCATGCTTTTCTGCCGTTTCGGTTGGGGACTTTAAGACGGTTCGTCTTGTAACCGAACATGGAAAAGAAATCGTCGATAATACGGGCGAACTGTCCTTGAATGCGGTAGGGCATATAGTGGAAGCCTTGAACACCCAGAGCGCAGTAAACACTAGAGGACTGTTGACCCCGCGCGTGGTTCGGCTGAGTGGAAGCCGTCTTAACCTGCGCAACGAGGTTGATGGTTTTACTTAGAACATCACCAGAAGCGGCTGTATTTACTTCTGCCAAATTCTGTTGAGCTGCCATCTGATTGGCATAAGCCCCAGCAAATTGTGAAACATTCCCAGCCTGAGCCGCTGCACTAGTGGCGGCACTAGCCAAGCCTACGCCCGCAACTGCTCCTGCCACTTGCTTGACAGTATCAATAGCAGTATTAGCAACTCCAGCAGCAATAGCATACTTGTTTTGCGCAATCCACGCCTTGAAAGTGTCAACATTCCACGCGCATTGTGGAAAACCGCCCATAATAAGCGATTCCTGATAATTCGAGGGCAAGCCCTTGTAGTTAATTGGAATAGAAGAGCATTCCAAATTACCATTAGACACGCCCACGATATAAAACAGCGGTTTACGGTCTGTGAAATATTCATAGGCGTAATTTGCTGCATTGCCTTGTAGGTTATCTACATACACGCCGCAAAACGGAGAAGTGTAAAGTTTGTTGTTTTTAGGCTTATAGCCATCAAACGTACCTGTAAAGGCCGGAATGCCATTCATTTTATAAGGCACAAGCCCATCAGCCAAGTCACCAGTAATTGACCAGTTCATAAAGAACTTTGGGTACATAGTAATGCTAACAATGCCATCTGCTTTATTTGCTTTTGTTGCTGCTTCGATAACAGCATTTGCGTTGTGCGGGGCAGACTGCGGGTTATCCGGGTCGTAATCGAAAGTGTTTTTTGTTAGTCCTGTATAAATACCGCTATCAACACCGCCGACACCACCAGATGAGGCATCCTCAATCACCCATTTATTATCTTTGTACGTAGCTTTCCACGTCGCAAGAATACAAATAGTGTAATGTGATTTCTCAAAAATTTGCGGAAAATAATCAGCATCAAACACATATTCGCCAAGTTCAAAAGATTCGGGGATGAGGTTGTCACCAATCGCGTCAGTCATGGCGTGCTCACGCTCAACAAAGCACTGCTCAACATTAACGTCGAACAAATACGTCTGCATGGGGTCAATAGTATAGTAAATGCGCGAAGTCGTATTACTGATATACTCGACTTGCGTAATAAACGCATAAAACCATTTTTCTCCATAACCGGTATTACGGAACATCAGGTAATTGCAGCCTAGCAGTTCATCGACAGTTTTGTCCAAAGTAATGTATGGCCTAGGATAACGCTGATATGAAACTTTATCAAAATAATACGCAAGCGTATATGTAGTAAATGCCGTAGCTTGCTGATCTGCGCTATCAAACCAAATGGTATGGTCGAATGACGGTTCAAGAGGGACATTCTTTAGAATGAATACCTCTGAATTCGGAACAATCATCGACATGAAACCACCTGCCTTTAAGAAATTTCCCACCTACCCGCCCGACCACTATTTAACGCCGTGGCCATTCGTCTGTAACTTAGTTACTTAATAGTAACCGTACACGTCGCTTTCTTCGTCGCGTCGAAAGCGGAATTTGCGGTAATCGTCGCGGTAGCGGACTTTGCGTCTGCATCGACCGTGACAACACCGGCAGCAGAAACTTTAACATCCTCTGCACTGCTCGTCCACACAACCGTCTGCGGGGCGAAATATTCAGTCTCAACAACAGCGGAAAGAGACACGCTACCGCCTTTGGGGACGGATGCGGTCTCCGGGGACACAGCAACGGAAGTGACCGACGGAGTGCCCGGAACGAACAGAACAGAGTTAGCGAACGGGGACACCGAAAACGTTTTCCACACGTGGTAGAAGTAGTTCCAATACAGACCCTGCCCGTTGTACTGTTCAGTGAACTGCGTCAGCATATCGAACACCATGAACCAATCCTTGTCAACAATCACTGCCGGAATTGCATTAAGAGCCGTAAGCTCATCCTGAGACGGTTCATTGTACGTAGGGTCGCCAGCAAAGATTTCACCAAGGCGAGCAACATCGAGGTCGCCGAAACCATCAATCAGGACACGGTGTCCAAGGAACTCGGCCTTATCCATGTTGAACGCAGAAGCAAGGACATTCACATCCATAGTTGCGTCAAACACAGAATTGACAATCATGTACTGATCGGTCTTTTCGGTGAAGGTGCGGACAGCGGCCGGATTGTACTCGCTGTTCATAAACGTAAGTTTATTGGACACACCCTTAACGGTGGTGACAATCGCTTTCGCGTTCTCGGCGTTCACGGTCGGGACGGTGACAGGGTACACGCGGCCATCAAGAATGTGGCGGGCAAGCAGGTATTTCATGACAAGGAACTCGTCGTAGTTCGCACCCGTATACATGGAATCGACGATTCGAGCAATCAGGTCAGTCACGCCATCCCACGACAGGAACGCCTGTTTAAGCTGCTCCTGCGTGACGGTTGCCTTGTAGAACTTCTGATAGTTCATGATGTGGAAAGCCGCACGAACATCAGGCACAACGCGCTTGAAAACTTCCTGCTCAGCAATCTCAGGGTTGAACTCCTGAACCTTTGCAATGTTGACGAAGATTTCCTCAATGGACTCGCCGTATTCAAGAACGCCTTTCTTGAAGAACGCAATGGGGTTAGAGTACATCTTCGATGTGAGCATAACGCGACCGATGCGGTTAACCAGAGCGTTCAGGAATTCGTTCTGGAGCGCCGGGTAATCCATAATAATTGCACCAATCGTGCGAACGGATTCAACATCGTTTGCGTCAGCTTTGGGGACATAATTGCGATAATCGACCGAAGCGTTATTGCGGATAACATTCAGAATATCCGCTGCGGACGTGGTAAGCGTCCTAATCTTAGGCTTAACAGGCATAAGCATTTACTCCTTTCAAGAAAACAAGTCATCATATTTTTCCGGAGATTCATCTTCATCGGGTTGATCTTCCGGGAGTTTGGGGTCTGCCGGAGAATTCGGGGTAAGAAAACGGTCTTTGTATTCCTTCACCACGTTCTCATACTTTTCTTTGTATTCGTCACGCTCCTGCTGCAACTGCGGGTTAGACATTTCGTCGAACGTAGTCATAAGGTCAGAAACGTCTTTGAGCGTATCTTCATCATCGGCAGTGGCATACTTACCGATAATGGTCTGAAACTGTTCACGGGTTAGCACATTAAAATTCCTCCTTAATAGAATCTAGCATATGGATTTATCATCATCCATAATGGCATTGACTTTGACTTTTTGGGAACGGGCTGTGGGGCTGGAAGATTTGTTAGGTAGGTATACCATTTGTCCGCATAAGTCATGCGAATTCCTCTGGTTTCGTTCCACGAAGCAACATTAGGCCGTTCATACTGAACAAACCAAGCGTCGGCAAGAGTAGCTGGAGAATCGGTCGAGTGAATGAAGGTTTGCCAAGTATATGTATACGACGGAAAATATGGATTATCACCAAACTGATAATTCGTATCATATTCAAATTTGATTCGGTTTAATTCCATATCGCCGCATAGTGCCGGGTCATCCCACCCATCACCGGCCCAATCGCTGAACTTCGTGCGGGGCGTCCATTGCACAAGACCGTAACCAGCATTTGGGTTGCCTAACGCAAAACCGAATTCTGTTTGCGCCGGGTTAAGCTGCGACTCATGTTGCATATTGCCAAGCATACCGGCAACAGCATTGACTGACCAACCTAGAGCGCCAAAATAATTCCAGATGATACGCGCATTGTTACGCATTGCATCTGCTGTCATTTTGCCAAGTTCGTTAGTGTAGTAAGCTACCCACTCTAACCCCTCAGAGGCCATGCTTGCGTAATCGGGCAAACAGTAGCCGCGAATAGACTTCTGGTCTACTGTGCGTTCCGTTAGCTTAACAGAATCGCCATTATTACCCTCAATTACTGTAAACGAGTTTCCGTCTACAACGCCAACTATACCACAGTGGTCTGGCTGCCCCTGATTGTCACCAGAACCAGAGTCATCCCAATCGTATTGAATAATGTCCCCCATCTGAGGAACGTAAGCGTCATTTTCTTCCCATCGGTTAACGTTCTGATATAGCGTTACCATGTAAGGGCAAGAGGCTGTCGGAAAAATAATATCCGTTAAGCCTAAAGCAATGCCGACGTATGAAACGAACACTGCACACCACGGTGAAGCATAAGTAACGGTCGGGCCTCCTACATCTGTTTGGTAGCTATTATAGGCGTCAATTATTTTCCTATAACTGCCGTCGTATTCATTAAGGCCGATGCACGATTGAGCGAAATTGTAAACTGACGTTCTCAGTTCTTGCTCAGTCATTTAATCGTGAGCGTGTTGATAAGAGACTGCATGACAGAAGTGTTGTTATTGATAGCAGTAGAAAGCTCGGAAATCTCTGCCTTATATTCCTTCGTCAGATTGCTAATCTCTTCCTTGTGGTATTCCGCAGATTTGTTGACATAGAAAAACATGATAAGACAACAAGCAATAGGAAAGCCCACGTTTGAAATAAGCTGAACAACCTCGTCCATGAACCT